CAGCCAGGACATCCTTAACGCCTACGACTTCTGCTGGCATTTCGAATCTCCTTAGCTCTATCGGTTAGCACCTGTATTATTGCGCTATACATTTCGCTATCCATATCAATAAACTCTCTAGGCGGTATCCCAGTCTCTACGCTCAGTTGAGCGATTGAGTAGAGAATCGATGACCGCTCGATTATTTTTTTTCGTCATCCAATACTTCTACTGTGTCAAGTGTGTCAATAAACTCCACACCCCACAAAGGTATCTGAGCGCCAGCCCTGCGTAAGCATTCATAAGCCAACCAAAATATCTCGGTCTGCCTTTCATGCTCACGCAAGACTTTGCTAATACCTGATCCGTACTTCTGTTCGAAAGCGTACTCGACACCTGGTGTTATCTTGTGTTCGGAGACTTCACCATTAGCCCTTGTTATCTTTAGCTTTGCCATTATTACTCCTTAATTAAAATGCCACCGATGATGACACTGTAATTGCGGAGTTTACAGTAAAGGATAGGCTGCTAGTTGCAATTTCTGAGACGCCGCCCTGGCCTATTGGGGTCAAATTGTTTACCAAAATTGAGAATTGGTAAGTTGGGTTGGTGGCTGATACCGCTGTGCCCTTAACAGTGATAACCGATACTGCTAGGGTCTTGCCAAAGGCTGCGCTTAGTGTCTCATTTACCTGAGAAGCTGCCCAGTCATTTATAAAGTCCAGCTGGAATGTGCCTGATTGTAGTCCAGCCACAAACTTATGAGCTGTATCGCCCATCGCTGTAACCTCTAACTCATCTACGATCTGGTTAATTACGGCATTAGTTACGTATGAGCTAATGTCGATTGAAGGTACAGTAGGAGCAGCGTTGGTAGCCAACTTCACTCCTACGTTATTATTGAGATATATGGCCACTGTTATTCCTCATCTTTCTTAGTTTGTGACTTGCTTGGTGTGTCTTTAATTTGGCCTGTTTTGATTAGCCAGGCTACATCTTCTTGGTTACTCATTTTAACTCCAGCTCGTTAGGATTGATACTGTTATTTCCGATGTTAATAAATCTCCACTAGCTGCGTTAGTTATAGCTGGAGCGGAGACACTTGATATATTGTAAACCAGGGTTGATGCCGCTAGTTTAGTTACTACTGCCACTATAAAATCTTCTATGCCTTGAAGGTTGCCCTGGTTGTCAAATGCAGGTGCGGTTATCAAAATCTTAAAATTAGCCAAAGGTGAGATACCAGTTTGGCTATTATTGTTAGGCGTAATGTATGGATCACCAGGAGTAATTACTACGCTGTTTGCCAACAGTGTTGCAGGTGGGAATGCAAAGGTTGACCAGACTCCATTGTTAGTTAAAGCTGTGGCTAAGGTGCCACGTAGTGTGGTTATCGCTGCCATTAGCCGACCAGTGATGCTGGCGCTGAATAAGGTTGGATGAGGCCTCGTACTCGATTTATAAGCTGGTAACCCATCCGATAAGGGCTAGCGCTGACCCCATCCATACCTACCCCACCAGTCTGGCTCACTTGACGTGCTTGCCAGATATCTACGGCCAAAATCATGGCCGCCTCTCTGATTGCGGGTATCACAGCATAATCTGCTTCTTTAGTGTCTTGTCCAGATGCTTTGCCGCTTGGGATAATTCTATGAAATGGGTCGTTGGCGTGTACTTTGGCAAATTGGATTATTGAATAACCTGTCGGATAACTGCTAAATGCGTATGTACTCCAAAATGCTGTGCCAATAGATGCTGGCACTGTTGTACCTGGATAAGCGCCAGTAATTACATGGGATCCGCCATAAGTTGATCCACAACCTTCTACGCTAATTGTTTGGCCAACTACAAATATGCCTGGATTTGCTAAAACTAAAGTAGCCACGTTACTTTGTAATTGTGCGCCTACAACAGGTGCATCATTAAACCAAAGATATTGATTGAGTAAATCTTGCGCTGTTTGACAAACTTCTTCCACGACAGCATCGGTGTATAAAGATCCTATACCCAAGTTTGTGCGTAACTCGGCTTTGGTTACGTAAGTCGCTGCCATGTTTTCCTTTCTTAAAAGCTCCCCCAGGGCTAGGGCTACTAAACCCCAGGGGATTACTTAATTAACTAACTTATTAGGTTAGGTTGAATCGTCTTACTCCACCAGCGACCAATACACCAACGGCCATGTAGCCATATAGTGCAGTCTCGATCTCGCCTGAAGTTGGGATGTTTGTGCTTAGGCGTAGGGTTGGTGATTCGTAGATTGATACAGATGATGGCACAACAATAAATGCTGACTCATCAATTGTAGTTGCTACTGCGTTTGGATCTACGTATAGGTCTAGGCCTAATACGTTACCACGTAGTGATGTTGGTACTGAATTACCAGCAGCGTTCATTGGTTGGCTAGCTGAGTAAATAGGGCGACCAGTAGAATCAGTTGCACCCATTAGTAGTCCCCATTGTGAGGTACCAGCGATGTAACGTGTTGCCAATTCGCCAGTTGCAAGATATGCAGCTGGTGTTTCGGTTGATACGTAAGCAATAATTCCAGCAGATGATGCTGCTTGTGCAGTTGCTTGTGTACCACCTGCTGTTAATGCTGCAATTACTGCTGCATCGGTTGCTTTGTTATATGCACGTTGCATGTTATCCAACATAGCTTGGAAGAATGATGGGTCGCTGCGCTCCAAGACCTCAAGGCTGTAGCGTTGCAAACCTGCATACTTTTTGACTGTTAGATCAACATAGCTAGAAACAATTCCTGTCTCAGATGGTGCGCCAGCTTCTGCTGTCTCTGCGACTGTGCCAGAAGTTGTAATCTTTGGTACTGAGATTGTCATACCAGCAGCAGGTAATGCACGTGAACCGATTGCATCGATTGCAGGACGTGCGCCAATTAAAGTATCTACAACTGTTGATACATATTGCACTGGCTTAAATGCTGGGTTGGTTGTAAAGCTGTCATCGGCTGCTGTTAATGATTGTGCAGCTTGTGCCTCTGCATGCATTACCCACTCAGCTGACTCTGAATTACCTAACTTAGCCTTAATCTGGTGTTGTAGGTAAGATGCTTGTGAATTGATTGGTGAACGTGGTGTTGTGTACACCATCGCTGTAATTGTTGGGCGAGCAGCTTCTACTGTAGGAGTAGCAGCCTCTGCCTTTGCTTCTTGTGGCGCTGTTGCTAAATCTTCCACAGGAGCCTCGCTTTCTTTTGGTTGATTTGTGTCCTCTGCTTCGCTTTCGCTTGCAGCAACTTTGTGAACGTTTGCATTAGCAAATGCTGGTGTTTCGACCAGGCTAACTTCTTTTAATACAGCTGAAGTTACCTCTATGTAATTTTTCTTATTCTTAGATGCTAAAACTTCTACGCCAACAGACAGGCCGTCAATTAGTTGCTCGCTAGCAAGTATTAGCGCATCTTGACCTTGCATACTGGCGCTAACCTTAAACTGAGCATAAATGCCATCTTCTGTTTCCTGAAATTTTTGCATTCTTCCGATTGGCTTATCAGCCTTGTGTTGCATTAACATTTTAATTTTTCCTGGATCGCCAATTTTAATTGATCCTTTTTCAAATACTACAGGGCCAGCAGAGGTGTTGCCGATCTCGCCAAACGGCACGATCTTGCCAGCAATAATTCTGCGCTCGCTGTCCGATGCTTCTACTGCGCTACTGAATGTAAGTATCATCACTGTTTCCATTTCCGTCTGGGGTCATATCTTCCATTTCTTTAGCTTGCTCTACGTCTATAAGACCTAGGGCCAACATTTTCTCTATTGCTTCTAAACGCTTTATTGTGTCAGCACGTAGGAATGACTCATCGATATTAAATCGCACCACATGACCATTAGCGGTTATATCATTCATGCTTAATCGATCCTCAATAGCACAAATGTATGGTTGTAGTGAATAGGCAACAAATTCTTTACGGCCATCAATAATGTTTTGATATGTCATGCTGTTATTCATATCAGCACTAATCATGTATGCAGGTACATTCATGGCTCGTGCAATTTGAGTTGCAAGGTATTGAGATGCTTCGTTATACATCATGTCTTTAGGGCTAAATCCAACAGTTTCATAAGATAATGTGCTTGTTAAATATGCAGTAGATTTATTTTGGCGTGCTGTTTTCCAAGCTGCTAATAATGCTTGTATAGATGATTCTGGCATATCTGCGCCAGTGTTTTTAATGTATCCAGTAGCCATTGGAGTAGCTGCTGCAACAGCTGCGGCTTTTTCAACGTCTAAAGCTGCTTGTATTGTGCGACCAGATGTTTGTAATATGCCTTGTGTTAATCCTTGAAATGTAACAAGTGATCCAACGCCAACCATCGGCACTTTTTCACCATCAACTGTGTAAAATAAAATCTCTGTGCCTTTAGCATTTGTTTGTGCGCTTACTCGTGTATTGGCAACCCATTCAAATCTAGCAGGGCGTAAATCATCGGCATATAATTCTGTAATTCTCCAGAAGGCTTGCCCATAGAATATAAGTGAGTCAACAGTTGCGCTAATTGTGACGGATCTTGGTTGTCTAATATCTGGCTGTTCAAGCCAAACAGGTTTACCTAATTCTTCACCTGTAGATTTTTTGTATAGCTCTAAAGGTAAATAACTTATGACACCCTTAATTAAATTAGCGCAACGATTGACCGCTGGCACTTGACATGCTAGCGCACGATCCATTGGGCCATAGCCAAACGGCACACCTACTGTATTGAATCCGTAAGAATCCAACATAACGGCAGGGGCGTATTGCGCTTCGA